GCCGGATTTTTTTAGTGACCCCCTGGAAGCCCCAGCGCACCCTCTCAAAAAAATACCCCAAAAGGTGCCTGAAACGGCACGAAACAGCGCTGCGGCTGACCTGCCTGCAATTATGGGGCATGATCTCCCCCGATTAGCAACGCCGGACCCAGGCGGCCCGACCGATGGCCCCCTCCTCCAACAGCTAGCTGAACGCCTCGGCATCGAGCTAATGCCCTGGCAGATTTACGCGGCCGAAAGATTGCTGCGCCCAGGTGTCCGGACCGCTTTAGTTTCGGTAGCTCGACAAAACGGCAAAAGCTATTTGCTCAGGTTGCTCGCGATCCACTGGTTGACCCATCGAGCAGCTGAGAAAGGCCCTCAGACTGTGGTACTGGCTGCAAACAGCCGGAACCTTGCTGTCGATCAGTGGGCTGCCATTGTCAGAATTTTCGAGGAACGCTACGAAGGCGCTGTCGAGAAAGTTTCTCGAGGAGCTGGCCGCGAACGGCTAACCCTGGTTGACGGCTCGATATTCGAGCCGGTAGCAGCTTCGGACAGTATCCACGGTAAAAGCGTCGACCTGTTCCTGTGCGATGAGATATGGGACATGAAAGCCAGCGTCATTGACGACGGAATCTTGCCCACTACCATCGCTCGACCTGAGCCGCTGGTAGCCATGTTTTCAACAGCTGGCGACGAAAACAGCCACGCAATGCGAGCCTGGCGCGAACGCGGAATTGCTGACATCGACGCCGGCACAGCTGGCAGTCACCTGTTCCTTGAATGGTCACCGCCCGACGAAGCCGACGAAAATTTGCCCGAAACCTGGGCCTATGGCAATCCAGGACTAGGCCGCACTGTTCCACTAGCTGCGCTCGAGGCGGCAAGCCAGCGACCTAACCGGCAAGCGTTCCTACGCGCTCACCTCAATAAGTGGGTGCAATTCGTCGACCCCTGGCTGCCTGTGGGCTTATGGCCGAAGCTGCAATCGGAACCAGCCGACAAAGATTTCGACACCAACAGGCCTACCGTCACAGCAGTCGAGCAAGACAAAACCACAGGCGGCTTCGCTATTGTCACCGCCAGGAATCTACACAGCGGCCGCGTTCACGTCACCGCCTACGCTGTCCAACGTGAGCCGGAACTATGGGCGGAGCTGAAACCTCGAGTCGACGCCGGCGAAACTGTTCTGCTCCCGCCACTGTTCCCAGCTCGAGCCGCCTACGATCTGCCCGACACTGTGCGAGTAGTTGGCGACCGTGAGCTGCGCGGCTGGGCCGCTTTCGTCGAGCAAGCAATCTTGACCGGCATAGTCTCCCATGCTGGTGACGTACAACTAGCTGAGCAGCTTGGCCGCACTACCTCGAGAGTGCGAGACGGCGGCCTAGCGATCGGTACGGCGGTACCTGGTGCGAGTGTCCACGCTGTTCGAGCGATGGTGTGGGCTGTTGCTGAAGCTACAAAGCTGCAAAAACCGGCGCCCGCTCCAGTAATCGCTTTCGGATAGAGTGCCGGCCATGAAAACAGCTCTCAGCATCGTCGCAGCGTTCATCGTTGGCCTTTTCGTCGCAGCTACGTCAGCTCAGCTAGCAGCAAAGCTCGAGCAAGCTCGCACAGTATTACCGTCACCGCTTCCCGTTGACGAATGAGCTAGACTAGGCGCGTGGGCCTATTCACACGCCGACCAAAACAAATTGAAGCTAGTGTCCCGTATTTATCGACCGCGACGATGGCGAACCTCGCCCCCATATCGCTGCCCGATATTTCAGACATTGCGCTATCACGCGATAGCGCCTGGAAAGTACCGGCGGTAGCGCAAGGCCTACAGGTAATAGCCGGCACAGTAGGAACCTTTCCGCTGCGCCGATACAACGCTGCGCTCGAAAGCGTACCCAACGGACTGATCGAGCAGCTCGACCCGCTCGAGCCGACATCGACGACAGTGACCAAAGTAGTCGAGGATTTAGTTCTATTTCCGACCGCTTACCTGGTAGTCATTAGCCGCTATTCAGACGGATACCCTGCTCATGTCCGCTATGTGCCTTACGAAAACGTCACGCCACCCGACTCGAGTCAGGCCAGGTACCGCATCAGCGGCCTGCCCAACACTGGCGACATATTGCTGCCAGCAAAAGACGTCATAGCTATCGCAGCTCACTGGCCTGGCCTGCTCGAGATCGCCGGCCGCACTATCCGCACAGCGTTACTGTTCGAGGCGGCCGCTGCCCGCATCGCCTCCACCGATCTACCCACCGGCATTATCTACGATGACGGCCCCGAGCTTTCAGCGAACAAAGTAAGCGAGCTGCTCCAATCCTGGGAAACAGGCCGACGTAAGCGCACCACCGGCTACCTGAATCGACGCTTCCGTTATGAGCGTCAACAATTCGACGCTGAACAAATCGCGCTAATTCCCTCACGCGATCACCAGGTTGCGGAAATTGCACGTCATCTCAACGTACCGACCCGCTACCTCAACGCCCCGACAAATTCAAGCCTCACCTATGCCACTACCGAGGGGCAACGGCGCGACCTGGTAGACACAACGCTTCGGCCCTACCTGGTCGCAATCGAAAGCCGCCTCAGCATGAGCGACGTGACACCACGCGGCCACCGAGTCCGGTTCGCTCTCGACGATTACCTGCGAAGCGACACCGCCGGCCGTTACCAGGCATACGCTCAAGCGCTCGAAGCCGGCTTTTTAACTATTGCAGAAGTACGCCAACTAGAAAACCTGCCACCACTTTAGGGAAACTATGAAAATTCAAGCCAGCTACAGCATCACAGCAGCCGACCTCGAGCGACGTTCTATCGTCGGCCGGCTAGTCCCGTTCGGCGTCATCGGTAACACCAGCGCCGGCCCTACCCGCTTCGCTCCTGGCAGTGTCCAACTGCCTGAACAGCTCGACCGCGTCAAATTGCTGCGCGATCACCAGGCCGAAGCTCCACTCGGCTACCTCGAGGAAGCCTGGCAAGACGAAGCAGGACTCTACGGCCGTTTTCGAGTGCCTGAAACACCAGCCGGCGACCTGGCACTGTTAGAAGCAGCCGAGAAACTACGCGACGGCCTCAGCGTCGGAGTCGACCTAATCGACTACGAACACAGCGCCGAAGCTTTAGAAGTAGCAGCCAGCCAGCTGCGCGAAGTAAGCCAGGTAGCGCTTCCAGCTTTCGACGATGCTCGAGCTATGGCAGTAGCAGCGTCAGAAAATACCAACACTGAACCCCAACCGGAACCCCAAACAGAACAGGAACCCGAACCAATGCAAGAACCCGAAGCAGTAGAAGCAGCAGCCGAGCCGACAATCGTCGCAGCTGCCCCAATCCCGCACTCGACCCGCCCAGCGGCCAAAAGCCTCGACCTGGCCGGCGTCGCGTCGCTCATCGCGTCAGCAAATAAAGGCGATTTATCCGTCGCTGAAGTACGCGCTGCGCTTTCACAATCAACCACCACCGACCTCGCCGGCATTGTCCCGCCTGCCTACGTCGGCGAAATCGTCGGCCTCATCAACCCAGGCCGCCCAACCATCAACGCCATCGCCAACCGCGCTTTGCCCGCTTCCGGCATGAAGGTCACTTACCCCGCCTGGGACAACAAGCCCACCGTTGACGAGCAGGTTGACGAATTCGACGAAGTCAACAGCGATGACGCCTCGATCACCCTCGAGGAAGTATCCGTTCGCACCTTCGCCGGCGCTAACGAACTTTCGATTCAAGCAGTCGACCGTTCCGACCCCTCAGCTGTCGCAGCTATCCTCGAGGCGCTTTCGGTAAGCTTCGGCCAAAAAACAAACGCCGCGGCAGTGTCCGGCCTCATTACAGCAGCAGGCGGAGCGACAACAGTAGGCTCATCGTCACCAGTCGACATCGTCAGCGGCTTGATCGGCGCCCTCGATTTTTCAGCAACCCCGCCAGGCCCGCTTTTCCTGGCTATCGCTCCCGATTTATTGCCCGCCTGGATCAGCCTGGCTGATTCGGACCGCCCAGCTTTCTGGGACGGCCGCGTACAATTCGGCAGCATGACCCCGACCATGAGCGCAGACGGCCTCACTGTCTACCTCGAGCGCGACCTTCCGGCCGGCCATGCTTTATTAGGCTCAAGCCTCGGCGCTACCTGGTGGGAACGCGCAGGTCAACCAGTCGAAATCCGCGCAGTCGACGTTTCGATCCTCGGAATCGACCTCGGAGTGTACGGCTACGGCGCTTTGTCAGTGGGATACCCTGGCGCCTTCGCTTACTGCGACCTGTCCTAGAAAATCTCGCCGCGCCAGGTCCACTCATCGCCTGGCGCGGCGAACTATTACGAAAGCTGACCCATGTCACTCGCCTACCCCTGGATCACAGTAGAACAGCTCGAGCAGCAGCTTGGCGCCCCTATTGACGCCACAGTAGGCGACCGCATTGTAATGACAGCGACCGAAGCCATAGCTGGCCTGGTAACACTCGAGGACAGCGAAGGCGAACCGCTCGACGCTGTGCCTGACGCTGTAGTAACCGCTGCGCTGTTTATCGCTTCGGAGCTTTACAAAGCCGGCGTCGGAATCGACGGCACCTTGCAGGTCAACTGGATCGAAAACGTGCCGGCCACTGTCAACACTGTGCTGATACGGCGCTACGGCGTGCTGTTAGCGCCCTGGCTTTCGACGTCAGGCCTAGTTTCGTGACTGTTTTCGCTGACGCCCGCGAAGCGGTAGCCCTCGAGCTGGAACAGCTCTACCCCAGCTACAAGGTGTACCGCTGGTACCCGCCAGGCGCTCCAATCGTGCCTTGCGTGATCGTCGCCCCCGACGAAATACAACCAGTGAGCATCAGCGGCCATACCCGCTACAACTACAACCTGAAAATCGCTGTCATGTCAGCAGCTCAAACAGCTGACCCGACATCAGTAGAAAACCTAGAAACCGACCTCGAAACACTGATCGCCTGGGCCGGCCCGCTCGCCCAGGAAATCAACATCGGACCCGCCCGCTACGGCGACGCCAATGTGTTCGCAGTAGGTCTAACAATCCCTTACCCCGTCAAAATCCCAACAGGAGACTGAAACCATGCCCGCCCCCGTACTAATCTCGACGCTCACCTTGTCGCTCGAGGCTGTCGACTATGAATGCCAGCTCTCAAACGCCCGCCTCGAAACCAGCAACAGCGAAACACAGGTTCGCACGTTCTGCGGCACCTACACCGCCAACCAGGAAACCTACGCGCTCGCAATCGAGGGCTACCAGGATTTCGGCGAAGTTGACAGCCTTTGCGATCTGCTGTGGACCGCCTCAACGTCAGGCTCAACGCTCACCGCTGTCATGGATATCAACGGCGTGACCTTCACCTGCGAAGTCGCAGGCCGCAAACCACCGGCAGGCGGCGCAGCTGGCGACCCGCTCAGCTTTTCGCTTTCGCTCCCCGTCGAGGGAACGATCACGAAGGCCTAGCGATGGCTGGGCCGCTGTTAAAAGTCGAGGGAGCTTCACAGCTACGCCAGGCAATCAAAAAAGCCAACGGCGAACTAGCTGACCTGAAAGACCTCAACCAAACAATCGCGACACTGGTAACGACAGCAGCGGCCCGCAACGCACCCCGCAAAACAGGCAAACTCGCTTTCGCTCACAAGCCAAGCGCCACCAGGACACGCGCCAGCGTCACAGTAGGCGCCAACGTGCGAGGAGCTGGCACCGGAGCGGTACTAGCCGAGCTAGGCGTAGGTCGAGCAGTCCCCTACGCCGGCGCTATCCACTGGGGGTGGCCTGGCAGCTCCCAAAAACTACCCAAACAAATACGCGGCAAAATCGACAGGCAATTCTTTATTGCACCTAACCCCTGGATCGTTGACACAGGCCGGCAGCTCGAGCCGACATGGGTAGCGATCTACAGCCGAGGCATCAACGAAATCATCGACGCTATCGGCCCCGAAACTAACAAGGCAAGCTAATGGCAGGAACACCCGCGCGGCTCAAAGTTGACATCGTCGCTGACAGTAGGAAAGCTCGCGACGAGCTTGACGGCTTCAGCGCGAAGGTCGCCGGCTTCGCTGCCGGCGTATCAAGCGCAGTCACCACCTTTGCTATCGACAAACTCGCGCAAGGTGCCACAGCAGCCGCGAGCGCCCTGGCTGACGGCGTAGGCAAAGCAGCGAACCTGTCAGCTGCCCTCGGTACCCTTCAGCAAAACTATGGCGGCGCTGCCGGCGAGCTGCAAAAGTGGGCCGAGCAAGCCGCCAAAGGCTTAGGCCTATCAGAACTAGCAGCAATCAACGCCACTAACCGCTTTGCTGTTTATGCCCGCTTTTTAGGACTCAACGGCCGCGAGGCGGCCAACTTTTCCACAGAACTCACAAAGCTCGCAGCCGATCTAGGCGCCTTCGCCGATATCCCCGTCGAGGACGCGATCAACGCCATCGGCTCAGCTTTTCGAGGCGAACGCGACCCCATCGAGCGCTTCGGAATCCTGCTCAACGATGCAAGCGTCAAGGCCGCCTACTTTCGCAAAACAGGCGAGGAAGTCAACGGAACGCTCACAACACAGCAAAACATCATCGGAACCCTGGCAGCATTACAGGAACAAAGCGCCACAGCCACCGGAGCTTTCGCA